CAGATCCGCCAGGATCGCCCGTGCGCCGTCCTCAGACAGCTCGCCGGTGTCCGTGTAGAACTCGACCTCCTCCTCCTCCTCGGGAGGCTGGAGTTGCTGCGTGACGGACTCCATGAACTGGCGCTGCGACGCCGCCATCTCGTCCATCCGGGAGTAGAGGCGATCGAGACCGTCGGTCTGCGGCGCCTCGGTGGTGGTCGGCGCCTCGGGCGCCGACTCGGGGGTTGCCGACTCGGGCGCCGACTCGGGCGCCGGGGTCTGGCCGGTGGCTGACATCAGCCCTCCTTGGTCTTCACGCGCTCGGCGTGGATGAGGTAGGACTCCGCGGCCACTCGGGCTTGGCGGATTCCACTGAGGAAGCCCAGGAGACGGGCGTACTCGGCCTGCTCGAACACCCTGCCGTCGGCGCCGGTGTGCGAGAACAGGAGCTTGGCGACAGCCTCCCCGTGGACGCGCTCGACCAGCTCGGTCAGCACGCGCCAGCCTTCGCTACCGAGCATCTGCTCGATCGCGTCGACCTCAGAAGGGAGGCTGTCTGAGTCGCGCTTCCGTAGATGCGCGAGGTACGGCAGGTGCTCAGCGGCCATACCGCTTGACGAAGCGCCGTCTGGCGTCCATCGGATTCGGCAGGTACACCGGAGCGCCCTTGAGCATCGCCGTCAGGGTCGGCCCGTTCGGGCGGCCCTTGCGGCGACGGTACGGCTGTGCCCGTCGGGTCATCTTGCGCGACCTCGGGCGTTGGTCAGGGGAAAGATCGTCGGTACCGCGCATCAGTTGGTGGTCATCCCGACGATCGTGCAGCTCGACAAGCGGAAGTTGTGCCCGGTGTCGGCCGCCTCTTGGTAGACGAAGGCGCAGAGCCGATCGTCGACGATGCACTGGCGCGCGGCGGTGAGCGTGATCGCGGGCGTCGGGTTGGCGGGGCTGCCGGTCGCGTACGTGCTCTTGACGTAGGTGTCGATGCCCTGGCGTGGGAGCACGCCGACGCCGTTGCGCACGGCGATCTCGGCTTCGAGCTTGGGATCGGTGACGCCGTAGCCCAGGATGTTGAGGATCGTGAAGTGGAAGACGTAGTAGCCCGCCGTCTTGATGAGCAGGCAGCCTTGGTCCCAGACGACGTCGGGTTGGATGCCGACGAACGACGCGGCGAACGGCGAGCCGACGGGAACGAGCACGCTGCCGTTGAGCGTGTTGATCGCGGCAAGCGCGCCGAACGCCTGCTGCGTGCCCCACAGGATGCGGGTGAACTTGCCCTGAGGGCCGGTCGGTCCGGGTGGGCCTTGGGGACCGGGAATCCCCTGTACGCCCGCGGCACCAACCGGCCCCTGCGGACCCGCGAAGCCCTGCGGACCTTGCGGACCTGTCGGCCCCGGCACGTAGTAGTTGGGCGGCTCCATCTTGAAGCCGACGTAGCGGTAGTCCCGCTGGCCGGGTGTCAGCTCCGCGATAGCCCAGTACTCGCCGGGGTCGAGATCGGGACCGAAGGTCAGGCTCTGGTCAGACGCCACGGCGACCGTCTGAACGGATGGCACCTGCGGCGGTGGCTGGTCAGGGAGCACCAGCTCAGATCGCTTCGGGTACGCCTTGACCTGCTGGCCGGGCGCCCACGGTACGAGCGTGAGCGTGGTCGTCGGGTGAAGGGGATCAGGCGGCAACGGGCACCTCCTGCTGCGCGCCCTGCGCGCCGTTGAGCGTCGGGCCGCCCTGCTGCTGCTGCTCCTGCGCGGCCTGCTGCTGCGCGACCCACTGCTCGAACAGATCGGGCGGTGCCCCGAGCGATTGCAGGAACGCCTGCACCTGCTGCACGGGGACCTGCTGCGGCGGCGCGAGGTAGCCCTCGGGCTGGTCGACGCCGTACAGCTCCAGCGCGCGGATCAGCATCTTCTGGCCGTTCAGACGCGGGTCCTGGCTGAGCGCGACGAACGCCTGCGCGTCCTGGCGCTGCTGCGGGACGTTCTCCGGCGCGGTGCTCCCGCCCTCCACCTCGATCGCCATCCGGCCGATCAGCTCGGCTGGAGTGACGCGGATCATCTCCCAGGCGGGGATCTCCAGATGGTTCGGGTCGGGCTCGACGGGGATCGCGTACTCGCGGGCGGTGAGGATGCGGCGCTGGTTGAGCGCGATGAACTGGTAGCCCTGCGGGACGATGATCTGCGTCTCCAGCAGGCGCGCCTTGTTCTGGATGCGCATCGTCGCGGCGGCCTGCACGAGCTGCACGCCGGTCGCCGTCTCAGACGCGCCGGTGTCGGCGCCGGAGACCGGATCTGAGATGCCCGACGTGCGCTGGATGTCGTCGACGATCGACTGCTCCTCCCGGTAAGAGGAGGCGGGCAGGTCGGGGATCGGGATCGGGAACAGGAAGTCGCGCGGATCGCCGTTGACCGGGATCGCCATGTTCGGGCCGAAGACGAGATCGTCGGGGTCGACGGCGGTCTCGTTGTAGGCGAACGTGCGCATGATCGCGAGCGTCGCCGCGTCGCGCCGTTGGGAGCGCAGCGTGTTGATCTCGTACTGAAGGTGCCGGATCGGTTCGACTTCTGAGATCCCGACGAAGCGCCCGCCGACCACGGTGGGCCGGTAGATCTGAAACGGCATCGTTGCTTCGCCTGACGGGTTCGGACCGGCTTGGACCGGATATGTCCCGTCGAGCACGGTGATGACCTGATCGCCGTCGTGGAACTCCCACACCTCGTGCAGCCCGTCCTGGCGCTGGCCGGTGGTGTCATAGCCCTCCGCGCTCAGACGCTCGTCCCACACGTTCGAGCGCTGTGTGCGCGCTCGCGAGGAGAGCAGGTCGTCGAGCGTCCACGGGCACGTCGGGTCGTTCTCCTGCGCGCGCCAGACGCCGTCTCTGACGTTGCGCGCGACGGCGGCCGGACCGCGCCACAGCCGGTGGATCACGTACTCGGCGTTCTCCATCCCGTCTGAGAGCGGGTCCCACATGAAGTCGTAGGGGTCGACGCGCTCGGCAACCGCGTCGTCGAAGCAGACGTAGGGCTGCGGCTGGCCCTCGATCCACTGGTCGGGGTCGATGCCCTGTTGCGCGACGACGCGCATCCGCTTCTCGTACTTCCAGCGCGTCTTGCCGACGCCGAGCCCGTAGATCAGCCCGTCCTTGCCGATGACCTGGAGGACGGTCTCGTAGTTGATCTGCTTCTGCTGCGCGTCGATGACCATCTTCATCGCGCGCACCGAGCCGACCGCCTGCGCGTCGCGGGGCACGACGATCATCCGCGGCCCCTTGGCCACCATCCGCGGGACGATCGTCTCGACCGTCGAGAAGCAGAACGGGATGAACAGCTCGGCGCCCCACTCCGAGCGCGCGGCGGCGACCACCTGATCGGCGTCGCGGTAGTGCGAGGCGACGTTCTTCTTGAAGTCGGTGAAGCCGCGGTAGAGCCGGTAGAACTCGTCCGCGTGATCGCGGAAGGACTTGTGCTCGGGCTCAGATCGCTTGTACGCCTTCTCGACGATCTGAACGAGATCGCGCTCGCGTCCCTCCAGCGCGACGGGCATCAGCTCTCCACAACCTCGGCGGGCTCAGGCGGCAGTTCGCGCGCCGGGGCGAAGCTGTCGTAGGTGATCCGCATGCCGACGGTGAGGTACTCCTCGGGCGCGACCTGCTCGCGGATCGAGGCGACGACGAACACGCCGCCGAGCTGAACCAGCGCGCCTTCGAGATCGAGCAGGCATTGCCTGACCTCCTCGCGCTCGTGCTGGATGAAGCCGTCCGGGGTGTGCTCGCCCAGGAACGTGAACTCGCGCTTCATGGGCGCCTCCTAGGTCTTGACGAGGACGACGCAGACCGTCGCCGCGCCGGTGTTGTTGTGCGGCTGGTTGACCGTCGCGATCGTCGAGCTGGACGGGAGGGTCACCCCGATGGAAGGGGCGTTGATGACCTGCGTGCCGTCGTAGAGCGTCGGCCCGCCCGACCCCGCGCCGTAGTTGCGCGAGCCCGTGCTGTAGCCCTGGTGGTCGGGAACGAGGTGGTCGTGATCGGCCAGCTCGCCGATCAGCAGCTTGTGGACCTCCTCGCCGACCTTGGCGCCGCGAACGCGCGCGGTCATCGCGACGCCGCCGATCGGATCACCCTGACCCTGACCAAGCGGGGAACGGCCGCGGTAGTCGGGCAGGTTGAACGTCGTGCTGTTGTCGCCCGCGCCGTAGGCGGTGCCGATCGCGGAGAACAACGCGCCGTAGGTCGTGCGCGAGACCGCGGAGCCGTCGCACTCAAGCCACGGCTTGGGATCGGCGCCCGACGGCGGCGCCGCCGCGGAGAGCTTCAGATCGCCGGTGACGAAGGCGCCGACGCCTTGGGCCATGTCCTGCGCTCTGATCCATGCGGTCAGCGCCTCGATGCGATCGGCCAGCGCCTGCACGTCGCGGGGGACGTCGGCGGTGTCTGAGCTGATCGGGTAAGGGAGGGCGAGGCGAGAGGTGTTCGGCATCTAGCGGGGCCTCCGTCTCGTGCCGGGGCGGCGGTTGTAGACCGAGCCCTCCTCGCGGGCGAACGCGGCCAGCTCGGGATCGCCGAACTCCATGACCGCGGGGCGGAAGGCGTCGACGATTTCCTCGTTGCGCTTGACGCAGCGGCCGACGTGCTCGACGAAGGCGTGATCCTGCGTGACCGGGAACCTCAGACCGCAGATGCGGCAGACGTAGGGCATGCGGCCTCCCTTCAGTAGCCGGTGACCGCGTAGCGGACGCGCCGCTGGCGGACGTGCGGCTGGCGCTTGCGCTCGACGCGCGGCGGCTTCTCAGACGCAACGGTCTGAGCGATCATCCACGCGAGCAGCAGGTCTGAGCGCGAGCCCGGCTGCGGACCTGTTCGTCCTGAGCCGCGTCGCACGTAGGTCTCCATCTGACGGGCGAGACGTGGGCTCTGGATGCCGTGCGAGCCCTCGCGCAGCAGGGCCATCGCTTCTTCATGAAGCAGTCCCTTCGTGGCCCGCGTGGTGTCCCAGCCGAGCCGGTCCGCGTAGGAGCCGGTCGGGCTGTCCTGGCGGCGGCGCGTATACATCTGACGCCAGCCGTAGTCGTGGAACAGGATGTCGATGATCGCCAGCCCGTAGCCCCCGGTGCGCTCGACGGCCAGCCACGGGCGCCGGTGCCGGGAGTACCACAGGCAGGCGAGGTAGAGCTGCTTGGCGACGAGATCGGGATCGAGGATGCCCTCGAACTGCGCGACCTGCGCGCGCGTGTTGTGGTCGATGACCTGGATGCCGAAGTTCGCCTGGTTCTCGTCGTCCTCCCCCGAGGCGGGGTCGCACGCGATCACGTACTGGCCGGTCTCAGACGGCTCGGCCCAGATCTCCCACGGGCCGTTGGGCACGATCCTCAGATCGGTCGGGACCTCGACGGTTCCCCGGCGCGTCTTGCGCGTCATCGTGGCCGTCTCCTCCAGCCACGCCGTCTGGGGCTCCGGCGCCTTGCTCGTGTCCCTCAGCGCCTTCTGAATCAGGATGCCGCCGAAGACGGTCTGGCCGGTGGCGAGGAACGCCTCCTCCGGGAAGCTCGGATACTCCTGGCGGAAGATGTTCACGTCGGACGCGCACAGGTGCTCGATCGCCCAGCGGCGCCAGTGGAGCTGCTCGACGTCGAGCCCGTAGCGCGCGTGCAGCTCGGCTTCGTCCTCACCGGCGAACGGGTTGGCCTCGTCCCCGATAACGAAACGGTCCCGTTGCCGGGCCGTAAGGGCGCGCCGGTAGCGCGGGTCCTGATGCCAGCCAGCGAAGAACAGCGGGTAGTCGCCTTCGCCCGCCTGCGCCATGTCGCACATGACCTTGAACTCGTTGTGCCCGTTGGCCGTGCTCTCCAGCAGGATCAGCGTGTTCGGGTCGGTCGAGTCGACGGCGTTTCTGAGCGCGGTGAGCTTGCGCTTCTGATCGGGCCAGAACGCCACCTCCGAGCCGTGGATCGAGTGAAAGGTGAAGCCGCGGCCACCCTCGAACTCCCTGGCCGTGTCGACGCTCAGCGCGCTCTGGCCGGTGCCGAAGGTCTGGTTGGCGTCGGTGCCGGAGAAGCGGTCGCGCTCGCCGAAGCGGATCTCCTTCTGACGGCGCCGGTTGGCGATCGGCGGCTTGAGCTGGATCTCCTCGTCGGGG